GGGCCAAGCTTGGGCGGGGTAGAATAAACTACCCAGCCTTTTACTTAGATAAAGATTTTACGTAGTTTACTGTCTCCATTGGAAAGAAAGCAGCAGATGTCTTTTTCTTATTCTTTTGATCATAGACAAAAGCTTTAACGTTTCCGTCAAACCGCTTTAAGTTTGAGAATACTAATTCTTTTAGGCTCTCATTGTCATAGCCTTCATCTGAATAAATAGTTAAATCGTTTTGCTTTACTTCGTCGTACATTTCAATCTTGAAACGCATTTTGTTCCTTTGATAGTAGGGATAATTGGTGAGCAGTTTTGATACTTACTCAGGTATTTACACCTCATGCAGTTGGTGCGAACTGGATAATAGTATTTTTATAATCGCCCTATTATCAGGCGAAGTCTAATTCTAACATGGGAGGCTAGATTTTGTCTAGCCCCCCAAATTATTTAGAGATAACGAGCAACCGCTTGATAAGTTGATGTGGAAACTGTTTCCTCATCTGTCATCTTTAGGATACGGATTGCGTTTTCCATTTCCTCTTTCTGCTCACGATAAGTGTGTTGATGAATAACCTCGAAATCCTTTTCAGGTTCAGCAGGGAAGTTGCCTTCCTTTACAACAATGTCAAAATCAACATTGAGAGTGTTGTTCCAATTACGATAGCCTGTGCGTAGGTTTTCAGCCTTTGAGAAGTTAGCGATAGCCCACTTTCCAATTTCCTTTTTCCACGCTTCGTGTGCTTTCTGATACTTAGCCTCGTTTGTTTCTTGTGAGGCGTAGTCCTTGTTTAGTTTATCAAGAGCAGTTTCTAGTGCCTTGATTACCTTTGGTGTTGCGATTTTTACTGAGATTGCTTTTCCTCTAGCCATTTGTTTTCCTCTTTCGTTGGTTGGTTGTATTTGGTTAGTATAGCAGAGGGGTCTGACAAATTGAGACCCCCCTGCCCTTTGCTAATTACCTGCCAAAGTGCTTGCTGATACTGATGTCCAGCGAGTTTCCTTGTTTGGCATTTCTAGTAGCACACGCACCGAGCCAGATGCTTGTGGGTGTATCTCTTTGATAACACCTGTCTTTTTTGACTTTAGGGTGGTGAATAAATCGCCAACCTGATACAATCGGTCTTGTATTGTCATTTATTGCCTCTTTTCTTTGTAGGGTAGTATTGTAGCATTGGGGGCTGACATTTATCAACCCCCATCTCATTATTTGAGAAAGTTATTGTGTGACTTTAGTCACTTTCAGGTAGCCAAAACTCCAAGTGGTGTTGGTCTACAATTGCGTGTGCGGGTGCGTGACTCATGCCTTTATAGAATACGCCTTCAGGCATAGCAATAAATCGATCAAAATCCTCGTCATAGTATGCGTCAATAGCATCTATGCAAGGTTGCACCATAGATAGCGGAACGGGTGGGTAGTGATTACCCTGTAAGTGATACGCTAATTGTGTTTCTAAATCTAATACACTATCCTGAATACCTAACGCTGTTACACTTCCCATTACTGCACCGCCTTTAAGATAGCCCATGAGCCACCCTTGTTAATTTCCTCAATTGCAGGTACAATTGCAGGTAGCAATAAATCTTTTAGCATTGACTCAAGTAGAATAATTTGATTAGCCTCATCAAGTGCAAGTAGCATTGAGCCTGTTGGGTGGTTTTCATCTACTTCTGTTACGAAGCGGAGAGAGTGTTCGATAGTTTTCATTTGTTGCCTTTCGTTTGTTGGATAAGAGTATTTTACCATAGGCCACCGACATTACCTAATCCATTATGGGCGTGTCGCAGCTTTTGTGATAATACTCACATTTTCAGGGGCTTGTGGATAACTCCCTTAAACCTGTGGAAAACCCCCTATATATGCGGGCCGAGCTGACAATTGTCAACTCGACACGCCGTTACAATTTAGTAAATACATATATCACCAATAAAATTGGCAGGATAGATATAAATATGAATGCAGATCCGCCAATGATACCTATAGCCTCATACATTATTTTTTACTCGCAGAAAATCTAATATCAGCTTTTCCGTAGACACATAGCCCACATGATACGCATGCGGAGCCCGCATTGCTAATAAGTGGAATACTCTTCATATTCTCAGGACACTTAGCGCCAGGCTTGCCAGTCAATTCTTTCATAGTATCTTCGGTTGCAGCGAATGTCTTTCCAAGGTAAGCAAGTCGGACCTTAGAATTAGTTTTCAAATCGAATGCAATTTCTTTATTCTCATCATCCGTTGAATAGTACAAGGATAGATTAGATACATCCTTAAGAATTAGAGCGGCAGACTTAACACGTGTATAGACCCAGAATTGAATATCAGGGTGCTTATCAATAACTACTTTCCATGCATATGTATAAGTATCATTGAAAAAATCTCCGTCCCAGTGTATACGGAATAACTTAGGTGCGTCTTTCTTTTCACAATCAGCAACAAAATCTAGAATCATTTCATTAAGTAGACGGACCATAGTTTCACCGTCTGCGTCTTTGAGTAATTCCCAATTGTGTAATAGATTAGTTTTTACTCCAGGGAATAACTTTTCGAGTTTTCCTGCGTAGCAAACACTTTCACAAATACTAGTGGCACCAGGGCACGAGTAAGCCTTTCCAGCAGGTAGTCCGAAGGTGTTAGCAATTGCGGCTTGCTTTCCATTTTTTGTGACAAGGTTAGCCACCTTTCTATCATTAGATCTTTTTAGTTTAGTCATTAGTTATAACTCTCCTTGCAGTTAGTGCAAATTGAATGTAGTTTACAATAGCATGACTTAGCGTCAGGGCGTATCATATCTGTTTCATAGTAGTCATCATAAAAATCCATGAGATGAGCCTTTCGTTGGTTGAATGGCAAGTATAGCAGACCCGACTGACATTATATGCAACACGCCCAAAATTCCAGGGTGATTTATATCACGTCCTTAACGACACGCCCGACCCCGCAGCTATGTGCGGGCTTTTGTGTCAAGTGTCAAATTTATTTTTATGTTTGATCTTGCGTGTGTATTTTTTTTTATTACGAACAGGTTGCGCCGCATTACTGCGGCGCAATTCCTGAATTCGTTTTACTTTATCTCGAAGTGAATTTTGGAACATTGTATCCACTCGCTTCGTGAAATCGTGTTACATCAAATCGCTCATTATCTTTTGCGAACATCTCCGCAAAGTCATTTACCATTTTAGAAAAAACAGCGGGGTGAGTTTTATCGCTAACATACTTTAGAATTTCTGCAGTTGCGACATAATCTTTACGAGTCATCATTTTACTACGACCTTTCGTCCTGCACGATAAAAAACTTTTGTGTGACATTTGCCTGCTGGCGTGTAGAGATTAACAGTTGAGTATTCATCTGCAAAACCCCAATCGGTAAATAAGAAAAAGTTTTCCCATGCCCCGTATTCGTTTTCGTATTCAGCAGACCAATGCGGAGCATTTCCGTCATAAGCGCAAGTTATTTTATACATTAGTTGTTCTCCAATTCTTCCACGCAATCGCATGGCTCGCAATCATAGTCATTATCATTACCAAAAAAGATTATTCCGTATCCGTTACAATCTATACAATCTATTTTCATTACTGAGTTAATCATAGTTTTCCTTTCGTTGTTGTTATTGCTTATTATAGCCTAAGCCACTGACATTTATTCGGCTTCGGGGCTAGTGAATAAGGCTCCCTCATTAAGTAGCCCTACCTCAATGTTAAAGAGTTCATCAGGGGTGGCTTCGGATAAATCTACCCAGCCTGCCCCGTCTTGATCAATTCTAAAAATTTCAATGTATCCCATTAGTGTTGTTCCTCGCAATTCTTTGAGTAATCAAATCCGCAAAAGTAGCAACCCATAAATTCTAGGTGTTCCTCGCAGTAATACTTAAATTGGCTCTCATCACAGCAAAAATGTTGCTCGTCCGAGATTTCATAAAAATCGGTTTTGTCGATTATGTTTAACATCAGTTTCCCTTTCGTTTGTTTATTTAGTTATTGTATCAGGTAGCACCGACAAATTAGTCAGATGTTTTGACCGCTAAATAGCGGTATGTATCTTTAAGATTTAGCGGGGCTGAATAATGAGGTCGCACCTGCACTTTGTAGGTATCTGCATTTGCATACCAGACATCATTATTTTTTTCTGCTGAGATAATTTCACCCTTTAATGATTTTGAGTGATAGGTCTTTCCTACAAGTAGGCTTTCGATAGTATAAACATTTGCGGACATTAGTTGCCTTCTTTCGTTGTTGTTATAAGAGTATTGTACCAGAACGCACCGACATAATCTAATTACTAGCCAGTAATTCCAAATAATGAGACGCTCAACCAATGTGATAAATCTCACAAATTTCAGGGGATTTTATAACGACTTCATAACGACACGCCCGACCCCGTGCATATGTGCGGGACGCATCGCCTTTGTCAAGACGACGCGCCGCTATCTATTGATAATCTTTTAGAATTTCCTCTAATTGATTTATTTGCTCATCGCTAAGATGATCTAATTGAATTGCTTTTTCAAATCCGAATAAATCGCTCATTCGTTTTCCATTTCTGCCAAATAATCTTCATGCTCTGCTAAACCAATTGCAAATGCTATTGGGTCACAACATTCTAAAATTTCGGCGGGGGTAAAAGTAGAGTATCCAATTTTTACATTAGGATAAACATCATTAAGTAAATCTATAAAGCTTTCTTTTGTTTCTATGTCTTTTTCTAATTGTGATTTCATTATTTAGCCTCCTCTAAGAATAAAGCGTACATTGGTGAACATGTTAAGCAAATTGGATACTCAAAACGGAAATCGAAAAAATCATCTTCCATGTTTACTGAGCATTCCTCGCAATAAGTTAAATCTTTCATTGTTAAGCCTCCAATTGCTTATAGTCGATTACATGAAAGTCTAATTGTCTCTCAAGTGGCATAGCCTTTAGCCATGAGTAGGCAGACTCAAAATCATCTGCCTCTACATCTACAAATAACTCAAAATTAAAAATAGCCATGTTACCAACACTCCTCACATGTAAATTTGGTAAAGTCTGCATCTTTTGCAAATACCTCTAAGTAATTATTCGCACAAATTGTGCATGATAGCAAATAAGTTTTTGCCTTTTGATACATGTATGGATTAGAGTTAGATAACTCTCTATTCTCCAATACCTCTGATGAAATTAAAATGCTCATTTAGTCACATACCAATCTGTCCACATAGGTAAACGCTCTGGGTCATGGTCGCCATAGTAGCGAGAGATGTTTTGTTCACAATCTTGGCAGAAAGTAAATTGCTCATCTCCAATTTCTGAGATAGCGGATTTCATAGGGTTATGCTCTACGCATAGTGTTGTGAGTGAGTTCATGTGAACCCCTTTCGTTGTTGTTATAGTGGAATTGTAGCATGACGGGCAGACATTTCTCTACCTACTAGCGAGTAAGTCCAAGATGTGAGACGCTCAGCCTATGTGATACTAGTCACACGCAAATGTCCGATTTGTCCGTCAAATCGACACGCCGTAAAATTTTAGGGGATTTTATAACATGTTCATAACGACACGCCCGACCCCGTGCTTTTGCGGGCCAGCTTGATCTTGTCAAGCCGACACGCCGTTAGGCTAATGTGATTCTTGCCACAATTCACGCATCTCCGCTATGAAGTCATGATAAACGATCCTCGCCATGTAGAGGGCGGGGATAGCGATAGATAGTTGCACTAGTGTAGTTAGTAGGCGATTAGTAGTCATTACTTTACTCTCATTCTCTTATAAACCTTATACGCAATTAGCGCAATAGTAGCGGGGATAATTACTTGCCAAGATAAGGCGATATAGCAGACATAGGTATCAAACTCTAAGCCGTAGTCATTTAGTTCTAATGTCATTACTTTACCTCTACTCCTCTTACATTGTAGGTAAATCCTTTACCTAGTTTATTTAGTTCGGTCATTACATTTAGTAATTCATCTGCGCTATTAGCCTTGTTATCTACTGATAGTAGTTGGCTACCTTGCCATAGTGAGTAAGTGATAGTCATTATTAGTTCTCCCATGTTAGTGCGAATAGTTGTGCTAGTTGTTCAGAATCTTCATCATAGAATTCATCTAGTGGAGGTTGTTCAGAATCTTCATCATCTAAGTGACGATAAGCATCTGCGACATCTGATTGGATAGTATCCCATTTAGATACGCTATTAGTTTGGTATGAGTATGCGTATGACATTACTTAGCCTCCTTAGTTAGTAGGGCTAGGGCTTGTGCAAGGCTTTCCTTGCGTTGCGCTTCTACAAGCGCCTTGTATTCGTCTAGTGTCATTTATTCTGACCTTTCGTTGTTGTTATAGTAGGAATTATAGCGGATAGGGCTGACATTATCAACACGACACGCCTAGGCGTGTGTGTGACATGAGACACAATGAGCAGGGAGTCTAAAGAGATACTTTAGGAGAGCCTTACGCTCAGAGGTAGTCAATTCAGGGTGGTTAGATTTAACGCCACCATGTTGGTATTCATAGACGATTGCGTCTAGTGTTTTTTGAGTGAGCATTTAATTGCTCCTTTCTTTTTGTTATACCTTAAGCATAGCAGGGGGGACTGACATTTATGCCCGTTTCTCGGGCGTGTCGTCAAAAAACTTTTGTGAGGTCCATCACATTCACGCTTAAGCCCATAATTGTATGTGCGGACTATAGAGACAAAACGGACATTTCAAATTCGTGTATCATACAAATTAAAAAAATATTAACATTTTATAGAATCTGAAATAGTAGTTGACTAGAATTATGCTATACTGATAACATGAAATGCAACTTCTGTGATAGACCAAAATACGTTGAGAGATTAAACTCAAAAGGCGTACTAGAAAACTTTTGCGTTATTTGCATCAATAAGCTAATAAAGGGCGGGAAATGAAAACTCTTCTTTGGGTAGGTATTATATCGATCCTAGTATGTATATGCGGAATACTTCTGCAAGTCTATACAAACTAGGGGATATAGCTTAATGGTGAAAGCACTTGTCTTATATACAATAGAGTCTGGGTTCAAATCCCAGTATCCCTACAATATCAAAATTACGCATGGTATAATTATTTTATAAATGACTTATTTAAGGAGAAATAAATGCAATTAGAACCAATCTTGTTAGGCAAAGACATTTTGCTGTTTAAAAATGTTTTAAATAACCCAAAAGCAGTTTATGATTTTGTTTTAAAAACAAAAACTGAAAAAGACTTAAACTTTGGCGAGTGGAGCAAGTGGGGCAATATTGGTAGTTATTCAAAAGCATATCCACAAAATTCAGATGAATGGAAAGGGCTTTCAGATCAAAGCTCTAATATAGTTAAAGAGTGCATAGATATATTTTTTCAGGCTCTAAAGATATACAAGGACTCTTACATGAACGAAGAGTACTTTAATATGCATCAATATCCTTTAAACTTTCCAACATCATATGAAGACTTATCCCTAAATAATCCAGAGAACTACTCTATGTCTGATCTTCCAATATTTGAGATTCCTACTACACAAGCTGGTAAGAACAAGTCCATGGATATACACCTTGATCGATCATTCTGGTACCAGGGTGGATCTAGACATATATTTAATTTTAATATTTATATCAACGATGATTATGAGGGCGGAGAAATATTTTTTATTGATGTTGAAAATTCAGAAAAAAAGATTTACGTTGATCCAAACGGAAACCATATTGAATATTTGTTAGCAGATGAACCACTTACATATAGAATGGAAGCTGGAGATGCTATGTTATTTAGAACAGATGTTTATCATGGGGTTAAGCCAACTATTGGAAACAAATTTTATTTTAGACAATTTTTAGATGCACCAGAAACAGTAGAAATTCAAAATATAACTGCGGGAATGAATAGCGAAGAATTAGAACAGTTTAGAAAAAATTCTGAAACAGAAGGCAAATCAAAAATGTTTACTCCAGTGCTATTTGATTCCTTAGAAGATATTGATGTAAATTCCTATAAAGATTGGCCAGGAATAAAAATGCCAATTCTTATAAGAAAGTAATCATTTTATATTAAAGGAGAAACTAAAATTAATATTATAGATTTTGGTAACGGAATTAAGGGATATGAAAATTTTGTAACTGATGAGGAACTTGCTATAATTCAAGCTGCTTGCAGGGATGAAAATTTTTGGAAAGGCCCTAAAGGAAGAATAAATAATAATGAAGTTTGGGATGGTAATATAATAGATCTATCTTTTGAGCAACATGGAGAACTTCAAACGATTGTTCAAAATTTAAACTATAGACTTTTAGAAACAGTATGCGATGAAACTGTCAGACCATCCTTGGGACCTGGTAACATAATGAGGTTCAGGTCTTCTGATGCTGATAGATTAAAGCTAAATGTAGCTATGCAGCTGCATCACGATAAGTTTAATCCTTGGTCTGTTTTAGGCGTAGTTATATATTTTAATGACGATTTTGAAGACGGAGAGATTGAGTATGTTGATCTAAATATAAAAATAAAGCCTAGGGCTGGAATGATGTTATGTCATCCAGCAGAACTAATACATTTTGTTAATAGAGTTACCAATGGAGATAGATACTTCACAACAAACTATATAATGGAGCATTTTTACTGGGATAAGAGAAAGCAGCTTCCAGAAAAAGAATATAAGGCTATAATGCATAAGCATAGAACCCAAGACTATCCTCCAGTAGACGATGTTGCATTCAATGCAAATTTCAAAAAATCTAATGCTAGAATATTGTAGTTGACTAGGATATATATGAGAAAAAAATATTATTCTGCAGTATTGATTATATCTGCAATACTAGCTCCAGTATTTATATTTTTATACGAAGTTAAAAAAATGGGCGGGATTCGAGATATCTTTGATGTCGATGACGAAAATGAGTCTATATAAACACTACCTTGATATATATACGTCCTATTGATAATACTTGGGACAATAAAGGATATCGTCGTAAAGGGACTTTTTGGCCCTCTCCCGCCCTTGGGTAGGCAAATAGCCTAGTAAAGGCTTAGAGAGCCTATAGAGGCTTTATAAGGGGTATTTCTATGTAAATGGATCGCATATGGATCTATATATCCCAGTTGACTAGAATATGGTTCTTCTCGCCGACGCACTTTTTCGCACTATATGGCGATTAATGTTCTTTAAATTCTCCCATGAATTTGCTTGATAGCTCTGGTCCTTCTAATCCAGAAGCCTGATACTTTTTAATTAGCTCTGGAGTAAACTGTGGATTCTGCTTAAGCGGTGTCATCCAAACTCTTTGAAAATGTTCAAAGTCTCCATCATAAGCTTCTTTTATTTGTGCATTATATTCTGGGCTTTTGTAATTATAAAAAGTTCCTGGGTTATCTTCTGCCTTAAGAACAAAATTCGAAAATGCATAGCGAACTCCTTTAGTAACTTTTTCAACACCATGTGTATGAGGATCAAATGCACCATGTACAATTAAATCTCCTCTTTCTGGCTTAATGGTTAGTCTATTTTCTTCGCCTACTGCTTCATTTTTATTACCGTCTTTATCTATATTTGTGTAAAATATTTCTCCGCCTTCAAAGTCCCCAAAGTACGCTACTAGGCCATAATCTAGCTCGCAGCATGTTTTCCATACATCTACCTGAGATAATCTGTGACATTCTCCCTTGCCTGGTGAGTCGGAGTGAGTAAACATTCCTTGATTCATGTGCTCGCTTATAACAAGTACATTATTTTGAGGGTGTATAACATATTCTGGGTAAAGCATCTCACTTGCCTTTGCCCACAATTTATGTAGCCCCAAGATTGGTGGACTAAGCTTATCTGCATACCAGCTTATAAGCGTTTCTTCATATTTTTGGTCGTACTTATAGTCTCTTAATGCGTCCTCTACAATTTTGCACTCTTCGTCAGTATAAAACCCTTTAAAAACAAAAACCCCACTTGGTGTCCCGTAATTATCTGGGAAAAAAGAAACCTTTGTGCAATCTTCTCTGTCGTAAAACATTATCTTTTACCAACCTTCTCAAGTAGTTTTTTAAAAATTGATTTTTTCTTTTTGTGAGCTTCGGCTTTACATGAGCTATCACAGTTGTGATTAAATTGTGGACTTGCCATCCACTTTGCAAAATGATGTGCCATAGTAATTATATTATAGCATGCGTAAGCCCCTGGAGGCGGATCCAGGGGCTTACTTGCATTTTCATGCATACGCCAGGATTAACTCAACCAGCGTAAATCTATATTACAATTATTGTTTTTAAAAAGCAATACTTAAAACAGATTCTTTTCAAACAATTTTTCTACAACTCTAGAAAGCAGCATTGTAATCGAAGATCTATACTCAGAGTTTCTTTGCTCTGCTTCCTGCTCAGAAATCCCACTAGAAACCATTGCCTCTTTGTTGGCAATTTCAAATTCATTTATCATAAATAATAATAACTGTTCTTTATTCATTGTCTTCTCCTGGATTAAAAGACGGAACTGGACCTAATAGGTATCCCGCCTCGTGGTACTCAATCATTTTTTCTACGTCTTTTCTGTCAGCTACCTTACTTGCAATTAAGCTAAGAAGATCATATATTCTGTGCAGCATTATGTAATTAACCATGGGCAAATTGTCCTCTAGGTTATTTTGCTGGATCTGAGGGTCTTCCTGCATCTGTCCACCAAATTTCTCTCCCCATATTATCTGTTATAGAAATTATGGATGACTCAAATTCACTTTGTTTGTTCATCGACTAATCTTACTATATCGTCATACTTTTGTAAACCAACCGTGTTCTTATATTTACACTCTAGGCAATAAAGATATATCTCAGACTCCCCATCCCCATTACAAAGTAGAAGACCTTGATCCTGTGGGCATATTAGCTTTGGGACAAGGCCTTCTATTGAAAGTTTTATATAAGTAGACACATATTGTATCTTCATTATATATCCTTTCTAGTTATTAGGAAATTTTAAATAAAATTCCATTGCTCTTGGGGTTAAACCCTTCCAAGCAGACCAATCACTTCCGCCATTGGTCATGTAATACGCTATCTCTGCATTTTTAGTTGGGTCAAACAACGACTCATTTGACTTCAAGTTAAATTTTTCTTTACGATCTACGCCGAGATTACCCAACATGTTGATCTGAAAAATTCCGTAAGAACTGTCTCCAGTTGCTCTGTTACCATTGTAAGCTAATGGTCGTCCATTGGACTCCCGCTTTGCAATGGCCCAAGCCGTTCTAAGGGCTTTTCCTTCAAATCCTACTGTAGACAACAGTTCTATTAGTTCTGAGTCCGTAAGCATTTCTGAAGGCTTATAAACAGTATTGCTGTACTTTTCTAAGGTTTCTTTCTTAAGTTGTACTTCTGTCTTTGGTTTTACTATTTCTGCTTGAGCTAGTGCAACAGTATTGCTGTTTGAAAACAAAAACATTGTTGCTACTGCAATTGCTGTCCAGTGATGAACAACACTACTCAAACTTTCTTTTATATTCTCCATTGGCATTTCCTCCTTTAGAGATAGCGAAGTATAATCATACCATTCCAACAAAGAACATGTCAAATGGTTTTTACTATTGACATAGAATATCTAAATAGTATACTTCCAATAGGGGGGTCGGGGGGTCAGCAAATCAACATAAATCAACATATATTATATATATGTATATATAGAGTATTATATATTATAGTTAACTAAAAAACAATAATAATTTTTAACTATCTTTTCTTTTATAAAAAAGTTTGATACACTTAGACTTCACTTAAAAATTAATCAATCCGTATGGCGGAAGAAAAGGCGACAAATGAAAAATACTATTGAAAATCCTTATGAAAACTTTATTGCACTATCAAGATATGCTAAATGGGTAGAAGCAGAAGGACGTAGAGAAACATGGGGAGAAACAGTAGATAGATATTTTTCTTTCATGACCAATCACTTAAAAGAAAACCATAATTACATTCCAAATGAGAAGCTTGTTGCGGAATTAAAAGAGTTTGTATTTGAACGAAATGTTATGCCGTCAATGAGATCTGTAATGACTTCTGGCGCAGCACTTGAAAGAGATAATGTAGCAGGATACAATTGTGCTTTTTTGCCAGTCGATTCACCTAGATCATTTGATGAAACAATGTATGTACTTATGTGCGGAACTGGTGTAGGATTCTCAGTTGAGTACAAGTATATTAATAAACTTCCTGCCGTCCCAGAAAAACTAGAGAAGTCAGACACTATTATTGTTGTTGAAGATTCAAAGCAAGGATGGGCAAAAGCTTATCGTGAACTATTGGCACTTCTTTGGACAGGACACATTCCAGCAATAGATGTAACTAAAGTTAGACCTGCTGGTGCAAGATTAAAGACAATGGGTGGAAGATCTTCTGGTCCTCAGCCGCTAGTCAATCTTTTTGATTTTACTATTGCTAAGTTTAAAAATGCAGCAGGTAGAAATCTTAAGCCAATTGAATGTCATGATATCATGTGTAAGATTGGTGAAGTAGTAGTTGTTGGTGGAGTAAGAAGATCTGCAATGATTTCACTATCAAACATTAATGATATTGAAATGGCTCAGGCAAAGGCTGGTAATTGGTGGGAAGGTAATACACAACGAGCATTATCTAATAACTCAGTTGCATATTCAAGAAAGCCAGAAATGGAACAGTTTATTGCAGAGTGGAAATCTCTTTACGATTCAAAGTCTGGTGAACGTGGTATTTACAACGTAGCCGCAGCTCAAGCTCAGGCAGCTAAGTTTGGTCGTAGAGATCCAGAGATTCATTATGGGACTAACCCATGCTCTGAGATTATTTTAAGGCCTTATCAGTTTTGTAATCTTTCAGAAGTAGTATTGCGTGAGAAAGACACCAAAGAAGATATTGCAAACAAAGTAAGGCTTGCAACAATACTTGGAACCTGGCAGTCAACTCTTACAGACTTTAAGTACCTAAGAAAAATATGGAAAGATAACACAGAAGAAGAGAGACTTCTTGGTGTTTCTTTGACAGGACAATTTGGACATAAATTTATGTCTGGTAAGCAAGATATAGTTGCTTTAGAATCTTACTTAATGTCTTTAAGAGAGTATGCTCGTGAAACTAATAAAGAAGAGGCTGGGAAAATTGGGATTCCTGAGTCTGCAGCTATTACATGTGTAAAGCCTTCTGGAACAGTATCTCAATTGGTCGGGGTATCTTCAGGAATGCATCCATGGCATTCACCATATTATATTCGCACAGTTCGTGGTTCAAAAGGAGATCCAATTTCTGTTTTCCTAAAAGAAGTTGGAATACCAGTAGAAGATGATGTAATGAAGCCTAATGAAACATATGTATTTTCATTCCCAGTAAAAGCACCAGAAGGTGCAATTGTTAGAAATGATTTAACTGCAATTGACCACTTAAATATTTGGCTTGTTTATCAAAGAGCTTGGTGTGAGCATAAGCCTTCTATTACTGTTTCAGTGAAAGAAGAAGAATGGATGGAAGTAGGAGCTTGGGTATACAAGAATTTTGATGAAGTATCTGGAATTTCTTTCCTGCCACACTCAGAGCATACATATAAGCAAGCACCTTATCAAGAAATTTCAAAAGAAGAATATGAAGAGCTTTTATCTAAAATGCCAAAGAATATTAGGTGGGAAGATCTCTCTTTTTATGAAACAGAAGATGGAACTTCAACAAACGCCACTTTGGCTTGCAGTTCAGACGGAAATTGCGAACTTGTAGATATATCTGCCTAGTGGTAGAATTAAGTATTGGGTAAAACCAAAATTCATGGGCAACACCGCCCAAATGGAGATGATAATATGGCTATCAAAAATTTTGATAAAGCTGATTTAAATAAAGACGGGAAAGTAACTATGCAAGAACAGATTTTATCTGCACTAGGATCATACGGAAGAGCGTTTTTAGCAGCAGCAATGGCTCTATACATGACTGGAAATACAGATCCAAAAGATTTAGTTGCCGCTGGATTTGCAGCAATTGCTCCAGTAATCTTGAAGGCATTGTCGCCTAGCGACCACAGCTTTGGATTTAAGTCTAAGTAATTATTAGTCGATTAGGAATGCCCTTATGCTAAAATAGTGTAAGGGCATTTCTCTTTAGGGGTAAAAAAATGGCAGCGCAAAAAAATTTTCAAGTAGACGAAAATACCACATTTACGTTTGAGGTTCAATACCTAGACGAAGATAACTCTCCTATACAATTAAATCATCACACAGCTAAAATGCAAGTAAGAGATACCCAGGGTGGCAAAAAACTTGCATTTACTTTGACAGATCAAGATGGAATTACAATAACACCTTCACTTGGAAAATTGTCTATATCTGTATCCTCAGAAAGAACAAAAAAACTTTTTTATCCAAAATCAGCTTATGACCTTGTTTTAATTGATCCAAGTGTAAATATAACAAGACTTTTAGAGGGATACTTGACATTGAATAGGGCGGTAACACTATAATGGCAACCCGCCTCATAGTAACAGAAAATAATCCATTAGTAGTTGTAAGAGCATCTGGCTCTCCTGGAAGAACAATAATTAGCGGAGAAGGAAATCCAGCCAATTCATTAGGTTCTCCAGGGGACTTTTATTTTGATACATTAACTACAAGATTTTGGGGACCTAAGTCTTTAGCCTCAGACTCTTGGGATATAGAAAACAGCTTTGTGTTAGACAAGCAAGTGTCCTATATGTATTCTTGGGAAATGAGCCAAATTACTGGTCCAGTAAATGGAATATATTCTGTCTCTATAACTCATAATTTGCAATTTCACCCTAACGTATCAGTTAAGTCTAGTTCTGGAGACTTGTTAGAAACTGGAATAGACTATAATAGTATTAACCAAATAACATTGACAATGGCCCAGCCATTTTCGGGGACAGCATACCTGTCCTAAAAAGGAGATAAAAAGATGGCAAGAAAATTTTTAGTTAGCGTTGATTTAAATAAAAATGAATTACTCAATGCTAGAATTCAAAACTTAGGAACTGCTCCATCGAGTCCAGTATCTGGTCAAGTTTATTATGATACATCTAATAACACAATGTATTACTACAATGGACTTACCTCTCCTAACGGTCCATGGATGCCAATGGCTGCATCTTCAGAAGCAATACAAGACATAATTAGTAGCTCATTACAAGGTGGAACAGGCTTAACTTCAACATATTCAGATTCAACTGGCGTAACAACTTTAGATTTAGATGATACTGCAGTAAGTTCTGGATCTTATGGATCACAGACAAAAATACCTACATTTACAGTAGACCAGCAAGGTAGACTTACTGCTGCTGGAGAAGTAGATGTTGCAACAGAACTTTCAATTACTGGAGATATTGGAACAACATCAATTTCACTTCTTGAAGAAGGATTGACAGTAAGCGGCGGAGAAGGAATTGATGTATCTGTAACAAACAATACAATTACAGTTTCAGCAGAAGATGCATCTACAACAAATAAAGGTGTTGCTTCATTTGCAGATGCAGACTTTAATGTAAATGCAGGCGTAGTATCTATAAAAGATATCGATTTAGACTCACAAACAACTGGAGATTATGTCGCTACAATTGTAGGAACAGAAAATCAAGTAGATGTATCTCCAAACAGTGGACATAATGCTGCTGTAACCATTGGTTTACCAGACGATGTAGAAATTGTTGGTAACCTTCAGGTTGGCGGAAACTTAAATGTTATTGGAACTGTTAATTCTGTAAATACAACACAGATTAATATAGAAGATAATAAAGTAAAGCTTAATAGCAATTTTACTGGAACTCCAACAACAGATGCTGGAATAACAGTAGAGCGTGGCACTGAAACAGATGTAGAAATTCTTTGGAATGAGACATCTGATAAATGGACGCTAACAAATAATGGTTCAAATTACCATGAAATTGCAAGAAAGTATGCACAGACTTTAGGTGCATCTTCTACATCTTACACAATCACACACAATTTAGGAACAACTGATGTAACAGTTCAGATATTTGAAGCAGCTGTTCCATATGCACAAGTTGAGGCAGATGTTCTTAGACCAAATGCTAATTCAGTAACAATCAACTTTGCGTCCGCTCCATCAGCTGGAGAATACAGAGTAGTTGTAGTAGGTTAATCATGTCTAGACAGATGCTGGTACCTTTAAGGCTATTAGCCTTGTCAACAGACCCAGCATTTGGGCAAGTTGGAGAAGTATACATAAATACTACTACAAAAAACTTGCGTGTTCACAATGGAACTACTTGGATAGAGCTTACTCCTCCAAGTACAGATCCAACTCCATTCTATATGCACACTCACACATTTGATGGAGATGTACACACAATAGATATACAGAATCAAATTGACTTTAAGAATCTTGATAATCCGAATACCCCTGGACTTGTTTTACCTGAGATAATTGGATATGACGGAGGATTGCCTGGTAGCAATCTTAATAGCCCGTCGTTTGTTGAAGAAACATTATTTGACGCTGGCCTTTTTGACGGAACACAAGAAGTACAAGAAGAAGTTTTGGGAGGCGGAGGCTCAGAAGATTTTGATGCACCATCACTTGACGGAGGAAATTCATAATGGCATATAAAATTCAATTAAGAAGAGACGTTGCAGCAAACTGGGCAGCAAATAACCCATTGCTTTTAAATGGTGAAATAGGAATAGAAACAGACACCCTTAAGTTTAAAATAGGTAATGGAACTCAAAGATGGAATTCAATAACTTCTTATGCCCTTAAGCCTGGAATTGCTAACGGAGTTGCTACTTTAAATTCGGATGGCAAAATTCCTTTATCTCAATTGCCAGATCAGGTTTCATTAGATTCTGAAGCCCTACTTGCGATACAAAACGCTTTGTCTTCTATTACAACAAACGACATTGCAGAATCAGTAAATTTATATTTTACAGAACCTAGAGCAGTAAATGCAGTGCAAGGGTTATTTGACCCAATAGGATCTGCAGATGATGCACTAGATGAGGCAAAACAAGATGCCACAACAAAAGTAAATGCAGCTCAACTAGCTGCAGCAATAGATGCAACAGACAAAGTTGCTGCCGCACTCGTAACCGCTAAAGCAGACGCTGAAGAATTTACAGTAGCATCAATAAATGCTTTAAGCACATCTGATATAGAAGAGGGAACAAGACTTTATTTTACAGAAGCAAGAGTTGACAGTATAGTTGATCCACTTATTTTACAAACTAGAGGATATGTAGATCAGGAAGTTGCTGGAGCTAAAACATATACAGATGCAGCTTTAGAAGGCTTTATTCCACCAATAACCAATATAGGATCTACTTCAGATGTTCCAGAAGGATCTAATTTATATTTTACAAATGCAAGAGCAATTTCAGCAACAAATAACGCAAGAACAGCAGTCCTTGTTTCTGCACTAACAGCAGTTGATGATTTAAGAACAGAAATCAACACAAGTCTAACTAATTATATTCCATTATCAGATAGAAATTCTTCTGGAGGAATTGCTGGACTAGATTCAAATAGTCAAATATTAGAATCTGCTATCCCCTCAACAATAGCAAGATCATCAGAAATAGTATCTGCAATTGAAGGAGTTATAGACTCTGCTCCAACAGCATTTAATACTCTTAAAGAAATTGCTGATTATATAGCTGCAGATCAATCTGCAGCTTCTGCAATAACAGCATCTATAGAAACAAAATTAAATATAACTTCAGCAGCATCAACATATGCTCCAATTTCCTCACCCACATTTACTGGAGTAGTCACAATACCAACAGGTGCACTAATATCTGGATATGCTACAACCATTAATTTGACATCTGGATTAGCTTCTACTTTGACAGACGCTAATGACTATACAGACTTAGCAATAGCTGGAATTGAAAACTCGCTTGGAGGATATCAGCCAGAATCTGAAAGAAACCAAAATAGCGGATATGCTGGACTAGATTCAAACGGAAAAATTTTAACTTCTGCAGTTCCAACAATTTCTAATTCAATGATTGAAAATAATTCAATCAATATAAATGGAACAGCCGTAGCCCTTGGCGGAACAGTTATTACTGGATATACAAATGGAGTTTCTGGTTCTAATGTAAATAAGATTACATATGGAACTGGCTTGACACCACCCTCAAGCGGAAATTCTGCTGGAGACATTTACATTCAATACTAAGGAGACCAAATGCCGCTAAATATTTTTGACGGTTCCAGTTGGAATCCTTTAAAAAAAATACAGATTCATGATGGCAACACATGGAATGAATCTAAAGCGGCATATATATGGGACGGATCCGAATGGAAATCCTTACTTGATCTAAAGCCAAAAAATACAGAACTTCCTATACTTTCATTGCAAGGAGGAGCTTTCTGGTATGCAGCACAAGAAACTGTTTCTGTTTCAAACGGTGTTTGGGAAAATTCTCCAACTTCATTTAAATATCAATGGCAAAAGGCAGCATGGACTGGATCTTCATATAGTTGGTCAGACATTGTAGGCAAAACATCTAACACACTATACCTAGATGAAGATGAATGGAATTCTACTAAAACATTAAAATACATTGGGTATGTTGTAAGATGTAAAGTTACAGCTACAAATGCTGCTGGAGATAATGACCCAGATGTATTTACTTTGCCAAGTCCATTAATAGGTCCACAAAAACTTTCTATAGTATCTGCATCTGTAGTGTCAAACGGAATAATAAAAGTAGATTGGACAAAGCCAATTGGAGCAAATGATTTTTATATACAATATTCAGGTGCAGCTTCTGGAGAAATACAGCTTACTGGAGATGTAAATACATATGAGATAGATACTGGAAATGGAAGCGGCGGACTTTTGTTGTTAGTAAGACCACTAAATACATCTAATATTAGCGGAACTACGGTTCAAGGTATTGGTGCTAATGCATCTGTTTCTGATGTAAAGCCTAATAAGCCTGGAGTTACAACAACTATGTCTTCAAGCTCAAGTGGAGGAACCCTATCTTGGTCTTTAAACTTAATCCAGCCAACAGAATGGATTATTTATGATAATGGAGAAACAGAAACCAGTTCATATTTTTCTGGTGGAGCCAGCCAAACTTCTTATACTATTGATAGAATAGGAGTAGGAGGAACTACTTACGGATCATACACAATTACTGTAACTGGAACTGCACCAAGATTTACCGAAACTTCATGGTCTTCTTTCCCAGGGTTATCTATAGCATATCCATCAGTTCCTTTACCAGTAAATCAAGTTGCACCAACAGTTTCTGGAACTGGAAGATCATTTACATCAACAAACGGAACATGGAGTAACTCAGGTTCAATATCTTCTTATATTCATGAATGGTATGCGGATGGTGTTAATATACCATTTGGAATTGGAAGCAGCTTAAATCTAGGTGATACAACACAATATGACAACAAGTCAATAACATCTTCTGTTTATGTATTGACCACTGATTTAAATACTACTTCAAAAACATATAGTAGTAACTCTGTTCAGTCTACTACAAAGGAAGCAGAAGAGCCTACTTCACCAGTTCAATATTGGGCATGTTGCAATAATGGAGATGGCGTAACTGGAACTTATGCAAATAGCAGCGCAGCTCTTACAGGATTAAACTCAGCATGTGCTGCATCTGAGCCAGGAATTAATAATCAGGTTCAGGGAGGTGTATCTAGAACTCCAGTTTGCGTTCCTACAACTTATACTATTCCTAATTTAGTTGGAACATAC